GAACTCTGGAGTGGACCTAAAGGAGTCTCCGGGAGCATCGCGTCTACCCCCCCGAACGGGGGTGGGTAGGACACCGGTGCTCCAGCCCTCCTCAGGGCTCGGAGGAGCGGGTAGAAGGTCGCCAAACGGTAGACCTTCTCTCGTTTCGTCCGAGACACGGCGTGCTTGTTGCACACCGTCCTGTAGGAGTGGGAGAAGTGTTCCCACGAAGGGTTTCGTACCCCTCGTGCTTTCACTATCGTGCCCAGAGGCGGAACCCCTTCCGGTCTTCCGTCTAAGAGCATGACCTCCACGTAGACTCCCCTGCGGGGGTCTTCGTAGTCTTTGGTCTTAGAGACTCGGCCTCCTATTCTCTCTAACATTTGAGAATGGGAAGCCGAGTGCTCTAACGTCATAGAAGCGATACAGTCGTCTCCCGTCGTGTCAAGCCTCTTCCAATTTGAGGGGGCTTGTCGCGATACCTCTACTAGCGTAGGGGCGTGGGATGTGTTCTTAAACCATGCTTTCGCATCGACGAAGTTTGGCATCCTTTTCGTCGGCATCGGCGCCGCTCTACGCCTAAGCGTAAGGAGCGGTGCCGGACTCGACGTCTCGAATGCATACAACGTTACTAGCGGTAGCAGGGGCCAAGAAGTGGCTGTACCCATGAACTGACCTCGGCGACTCACTGGGCCTCCGGGGTACCGTGCCAAGTCCCAACCGTCAAAGGTGACGGTTGAATTCTTGACGCGGGGTCCATCCATGACCACTCCGAGCTCGAAGTGGTCCCGAATGGACATCAGTTTCTTCTTCGTGATGATCTCGTGAGGACCTGTTATCGTGTCGATAACGGGCCCCCACCAACTTGGGGTCTCCAACACCTTCGAGATTTCTCGGTACAGGTGGGGAGTCGATTCCAAGTCGTGATCATCAGTCGCAGTAGTTAAGTCTTGAGACCGCCAAACCTCGTGCTCGGGACCCCGTTGGGGGATCCGGAGCTCGCCTCGTACCGACGCCCGGACACGGGGGTCGTTCTCGAGGAAAGGTTGGACAGAACTTCGATAGATCGAAGCCAAGATCTGCTCGACCACAGACGTCATCGTGGGAATGCGCGTTTTGTTTCCTTTCTCAAGGATAACAATCGCATTCACGCGGGGGTGAACCCCACGTTCTGTGCACGTTAATATGTTGCACACCTTACGGTGTTCGATCATTGGATGAAATTTCTCTAAGCAGCCTACAACTAGTAGAACTGTTCGGCGAAAATCCTCCACGGCCGACTTCGGGAGCTCGACTGAAGAATACTTCAATCGCTCTATCCCTCGCAACATAAAATCTCTCCACTTGACATAGTGTTCGGCCTTCGTCCCCGCCTCGATAAGGTGGGGGACCAGCGCTGCTCCTCCCCCGACGCC